AACCCGCGGTGCTGGAATCGCCGCTGGAACCCGCGGTGCTGGAATCGCCGCTGGACCCCGCCGTGCTGTAATCGCCGCTGGAACCCGCGGTGCTGGAATCGCCGCTGGAACCCGCCGTGCTGGAATTGCCGCTGGAACCCGCGGTGCTGGAATCGCCGCTGGAACCCGCGGTGCTGGAATAGCCGCTGGACCCCGCCGTGCTGGAATTGCCGCTGGACCCCGCCGTGCTGTAATCGCCGCCGGAAAAAGGTTCTTTGCCCTTCACCCGATTAAAAACGGCATTCACCACTGTAGCTTTTACCAGCCCTGCAAAATTCACCTCGCCTTTCACCGTCAGCTCAGTGCAGGCAAGTTTACTGCCATTTTCGCTTTTATCCACGTTCCCGCCGCACTCGACCTCAAAAAAGCGCGAGCTATCCTTCAGCGGGTAGTAGCGCAGCACGTCCAGTGGGTTCTCGCAGGCATGCATACCAGCGTGGCAGCAGTCTGCCTCCGGCTCTGTGTATGTCTTGCCCACCTCATACTGCTTGCCACGGCACTGCATATTTTTGTCCATGGCCTTGTAGGCGATGATCTTTTCACTCATTGGTGGTGTCCTCCTTTCTATCAATGTCGCAGCACAACATTGGACGAATGAACCAGATATGTCACGCCGTCAATCTTCACTTGCAGCTGGTCGCCCTCGTAATCGTCCCAACTGTTCAATTTCCCCTCGACAATCGTTCCGTCGGGCATTTTCAGCTGTGCCCAGCTGTATTCATAGGTCAGGTCGATGACCTGCTTATTGCATCCGGCCATCAGCAAAGCGCTTGCCAATACGGACGCTACGCCAACAATAACTTTTTTCATGCTCGTTCACTCCTTTTAATAAAATGTTTAATAAAACGCCTTCTCTTTGCTTTGCCGTCGCAGTGTGTCGCGCTGCCATGCCAATGCATCCGAAGCAAAACCTTGCCGCAGCGAATCGTTACGGTGCACCACTTTTCCTTCGCAAATCACATCAGCGCTTTTCTCTGCCATTCCTTCGCACCGCCATGCTCTGCTCCGCCTTTGCCTTGCCTGTCTGTGCTTCTCAGTGCCACTGCACAGCAGTTCACCTCATAGCCTTTGCCTTTGCTGTACACTGCTCCGAACGTTTCTATGCTATTTTTCACTGTGCTTTGCCGTTGCTAAGCATGTCAATGCCAAGCTTTGCCGTTGCGGGGCATTTCTTCGCCTTGCTCTGCCTTTGCAACTCAATGCAGAGCTTTTCCGTCGCAATTCTGCGCCTTGCTTCGCCAAACCACGCCTTGCCACTCAATTCCTTTGCCACGCCTCGAGCTGCACCGCCATCGCACGGCCAATCGAACTCAGCCTTGCCATTGCCAAGCCGCGCATCGCCTCCGCGAATCAGGGCCGTCAATGCCATGCCCTTGCTCTCAGGCTTTCACCTCATAGGCGATGTAAGTAAAGCGGCCCTTTCCGCTGTTGCGCCACTGGCCGATGCCGCGCAGAATGCCATAATCCAGCCACTCACGCACAACCTTTTCGTGGCTGTCGTCAAGGAGGGTTACGTCAAACTCGCAGGTGCTGCCAGCAGGGATCTCCTCTGAGTTCACAAGGCTCACGCGCTCTCCCTGTGCGGTCTGGGCACGCAGCGGACGCTGGCAGTCGGTAATCTCGCCGTTCACATGAATGGAAATCATGCGGGGCTGGACAAAGATCAGGCCGTCAATGACCTTCTTGTAAGCAGTCAGCTTGCCGCTTTCGTTCAAGGCCTTCTTCTTGCCGGTCTCGGTCTTGCCGCCGATGCGGGAAAGCATACCGCAAGCATCCTTAAACATGCCTTTGATCTGGTAATCGTAAAAGATCGGATTGCCGTCCGGGTCACGCGGGAAAACGGTCATGCCCTTGTCGGCTACCGCATCAGGGCCAAGAGCCGCCACTTCATCCTCGATGGTTGCAGCATCCGGCGACTTGCTGGCGATGAAATCGCGGGCCACATTGGAGTTTGCGGGCCATGTGCCAAGCACCGGCTCAATAAACGTAGCTTTCACATGCAGCTTTTTCATAATAGTAACCTCCAAAATAAGTTTGTGTTCTTACGCCACCCCGTCCTGGTTGTGCCGGCGGGCGGCAAGCTCCATCTGCTCCACACTCTGCTTGCGCTCCACGCTGGGCAGCATTCCCACGGCCTTGAGCTGCTCATAAATGAACCGCTGGCCCGCTTCCGTCCATACGGTGGTGTTCTTGGTGTCCCACTCGCCGGTGCTCTTGTGCTGGAACGGCGTGGATTTGCGGTTTTTGGTGTAACCTTTGCCGCTATACTTTGCGTATAACACCCACTGCCCGTCGCTGGTCTTGTACTGGATCTTCAGGCCGTGAAGGATGCTGTTGAGTTTCTCGGCGCTCAGGCCGTAATCCTTGGCAAGGCTGGTAGTGGTGCGGCAGTTCTTGCCCACGCACACCGCCCGGGCATACTCTGCATCCGGCTTCAGGTCGCTGTTCTCGGCCAGCAGGCTGCGGTTCACGCTTTGCAGCTCTTTCACTTTGCAGTCTGCAATGAGCACCGCACGGCGCATGACCGCTTCCGGGCTGTTCCACTGCGCCTCCACGGCCAAGAAATACTGCCGGGCCTGCTTGCCACGCTCGTTGCGCTGGATCATGCACAGCTCTTTGGCCATTGGGATGGTCAGCTGGTGGTCGGTGCTGCGTCCACCGTTTACTAAATTTTTAGTAAGCGACACATAATCGACATTTTCGGCAAATCCGTAGGCAGTCATGTTGTTAAACCAGTCATTATATCTGGATTTGACACCAAGAAACTCGTGCAGCTCCCGGCCGCTCACAGTGGGGCGCTCCGGGTTATCGTAGCTAATGGGGATGAGATTGTTTAATTCGCTCATGCCGTTTTGTCCTCCTTTTCCTTGATGATCTCGCTGACGGCAGTTTCCATCTTTTCACGGATGCCGCGCGGCTTGCGCTTGCTGTTCAGGATCATCGAGCAATAGCTCTTCGTCCATCCCAGACGTTCTGCAAGCTGGTCCAGCGTGACTTCGTTGTTGTGCATTCGGCCAATCAGTCTTCCGGTCCATGGTTCAGGCACTCTTCCACCTCCCTTTTTTTGGTTAATAAATTGACAACGGCGCACCGATTTGCTATACTGTTCAAGGCTCCTAGTTAAACTGATTCAAAAGGAAGGTGATTTCATTGACCCAACTTTTGAGCCAGCCAGTTCCAGACACGAGCAAGTGCGTTCTGGTTACAAATCGGTGAAAAGTCCGTCTGTGAAACAACCGCAGGCGGGCTTTTTCTTGTCACCGTGTCAAAAATACTTGTTGCAAATGTTCACAAAACGTGCTATTATGTAGGTGCGAAGTACTTAATAGCTAACAAGCAAACGCCTATTGTTTTGGGTGTCTCTTGTGTTGCGTTTGTTTACATCCAACAAGCACAGTATAGCGCAAACAAACGCAACAGTCAAGGCATTTTGTTACGTTTGTTCACTTTTGTGTGTTTGCACAAAAACGGAGGTGTCATTTTGTTTTACTTGAACTTTGTGCGCCTTTGTAACAAGATTGGGAAATCTCCGTCAGCCGTTGCGGAAGAAATGGGCTTTCAGCGCTCTGTCGTTACCAGATGGAGCAATGGATCAGTGCCAAGAAAAGCGACGATTGAAAAAATTGCCACATTTTTTAATGTTCCGTCTGAGGAGCTCACAGGCGAAAGCGAGCAAAAAGAAAAGCCCAGCACCCCGGAGGGTGATGGGCTGGATGCAAAGGCGCAGGCCACTCTTAATAAGATGAAAAAGCTTTCGCCTGAGCAGCAGGCGGCATTTTGGGATATGCTGAACACTACGATTGATGCCGTTTTGAATATGCCGGATGGTGACGGGAATGGTTAGCGAAGCCCAGATTCATAAAGGCATGAAAATAATTTGTGACTATTACGAAACCCATGAAGATGACGATTATTTTACGCCTAGCATTTTTATTAAAAATGGCATAAAAAATCCAAAGTCTTTGATTGACTCTTTGTGGGCGGATGGCTTGATAACGGTATATGATTTTACAGAAAATGGCATTTTTGAGAATTTTTCTATTTCTCTTACTCAAAAGGGCGTTCTTTATTTTATCGAAAAGCAAAGACAGCAGAGAATCAGCCGCAAACAATTTGCTCAGAGTGTTGTCATTGCGGTGCTCTCTGCTGTCGTGAGTACGGTATTGACGCTTTTTGTATCTCAAAGAAGCGAAGGGTCGGAAACTTCCAGCGTTTGATTCTGCGTGTCCAGATTGTAAGCAGAAAGTGTTTTGTAAATGCTCAGTTTTTCGCTGTCAATATCTTGCGGGTTAATCATGGCAAATCCGCCATTTCCGTCAACCACCTTGAAAATAGTTTCAGGGCAGAGTTCGCAGAGGTCGCCCAGCGTAACCTTTTTAGGAAAACACTCTGCCGGAATGACGGTATATTTTGGCTTTTTGTGAAGAAAAGCAAAATCGTTCAAGTCAAAAAATTCATATGTCAGAATAGCGCCGATATAGATAATCAGGCCAACTAAAATGACAAGCAGTGCAGTATTAAGCATATATTTTTACCTCCTGTAAAAGTTTGTCCACGTCGATGCCAAGGGAAAGTGCAAGCTTGATTTTCTCAAGTATAACACATTCCGGGGTGTCTTTCATCAATTTTGTGCTATTTTCTTGCACTTTATTTTCCTCCTTTGACATTTTCCTTGATAATTTAGCTTTTCGGCAGCTGGTTGGCTGCCTATTTTTGTATATGTGAGGTGCTTATTATGGCAAATGCCTGCCCTGTCTGCGGCGGCAAGCTGGGTCTTCTGAACCGTGAGAAAAGCGCGGACGGCTTGATTTGCGCCAGCTGCAGCAACTTTTTCTTTTCAAAATTGGGCATCCGAGCAGCAAAGCAACCGACAGCTGCCCTTGCGGACTACTGGGCTACACTGGAACAGCATCGGAAGGCGTTCAAAGAAACCGATTCCATCTATGATGGTGACGCACTCTTTGTGTCGATTGACAAACCCAACCGGCTGTTTTGCATTGGACACCGCAGTGGTGATAAAGGCCCTCGCATGATCTACAGCTTTGATGAAGTCGCCGGTTATGAATCTGACGCGCCTGACGATCTGACGGTGACAGAGACAAAGGGTGGTATTGGCCGTGCCGTGATCGGTGCAGCCGTTGCCGGGCCTGTGGGTGCGATCGTGGGCGCTGCCACCGCTAAAACAGAGACCCGCAAGGGTCGCAGTAAAGAGAGCGTGTCTATCCACTTTGCGCTTCCACTAGGCGAAAGCAACTTGCCGACAACGGTTTATCCAGGCGGTATGACCGATTTTCTCAAGAACTGCAAAGTCAGCCAGGAGAAGCCACAGGCTGCCGCTCCGGCTGCCCCCAGCGCCGCCGATGAGCTTTTGAAGTTTAAGCAGCTACTGGATATGGGGGCCATCACGGAAGCGGAGTACAACACAAAGAAATCTCAGCTGCTTGGCCTGTAAACCTGTTTACAACCATATTATAAAACTGTTGGTTGTATTTGTCAATCCCCATTCGTGCACTTCTTTCAGCGGAAAAATACGCTGAAAAACGTGGATTTGCGCTGACATTTCAGCTTATTCGCGGTTGCAAGGCTGTTGCAAATTTTGCAACAGGTCAGCGGCTACAGCCCCGCCTGGCTCACCGGCGGCGTTACGAAGGGCTTGCACCTCCGGCAGGGCCCTATCTTGAATGTAAGCGCGAGCAAGGCGCTGCTGCTCCGGGGTCATATCCAAATAGCAGGCCAGCAGGGAACGGGCATGTGTGCGAAAGTGTGACAGCTTTTTCATAACTCATTCCTCCCAGGGTGCAGGGGTGTGGTCGGTTCCGGTCAGGATGCTGGCGGGCATTCCGTCGATGATGGTCATTTCAGCTTCTTTGCCGTTTCTTTGCTCAAAATCCATTTTGTTTTCTCCTTTCTTTTGTGCACATCTACGATTTATAATCCAGATTTTACCATGCGCCGTTGGAAAACAAAATACGGATAAAATTTGTCGAATGGCGCAGACTTTTTCTGCGCCATTTTTTGTTAAAAACACACTGGTTTTATGGGGGTGAAAGTATGAGTTATTTTACGGCGAGCCAAATCGGGAAAGCACTTGCAAAAGCACGGGTGTCTGCTGGCCTGAGCCAAGCGGAGATCGCAAGGCGCATCGAAAAAGGAGAGCGCACCGTGCAGAGCTGGGAAAAAGGATGCACCAGCCCGGACAGTGACGAGATCATGGACTGGTGCACGGCGTGCGGGGTGTCACCCATCACGATGTTCATGGAGATGCTCCACCCGGATCTGTACAAAGTGCCGGATGACGGCAAGGCCGACGAGGAGCTAAACGCGGAGTTGCGCCGTCTCGTGGTAAATCTGCCGTCGCTGACGAAAAGGTTACTCCTCTTCATACTGAAAGGCAGTCACGGCAGCAGCCCGCCTGCTGTCATATCGGAGATAGCTGCAAACCTGCACTGCCCGCTCAATAACCGGGTCAGCGTGTGCGGAACCATCATAGACCAGTATACCTATGCGCAGATCGCGGGCCTTGACCCATGCCCGGACGATCCGCAACCTCCCATTGACGACCTGAAGATCAACTACAAGGCCGGAAAGGCCGCTGCTGAAAATGGTGCCTTCGGATACATCGGGCAGAAAAAGGAGTAAGCCATGAAATGCGTGAGACCATGCTGCCGGAAAGAGATCCCGGATGGTGCTTCTTTTTGTCCGTGGTGCGGGAAGAAGCAGCCGGAAGCCGCCCCGCAGCAAAGAAAAAAGCGCCGCCGCCCAAAGGGCAGCGGCAGCGTATATAAAAAGGCTGACGGAAATAGAAGCAGACCGTACGTTGCCGTTGTTCCATCGGAGGATGGAGGCAAAACAGTTCTTGGGCACTATGCATCTCCCGGAGAAGCCATTCAGGCCCTGGATACTTACAATGCTCAGAGGACGCCGGCAGAGCGCTTAAAATCCACTTTTGCGGAGATCTACAAAAGATGGAGCGCTACGCACTTTAGTAGCATCGGTGAAGATACAAAAGACGGGTATGTAAGAGCTTACAGCAAAGCTGAAAAACTTTGGAACGTCGAAGTGCGCACTCTTAAAACGGAAGATTATCAAAAAGTTATTGATGAACTTTCCGCAGACGGAAAATCCCGAAGCCTATGCGAAAAGCAAAAAGGTTTATTTCGGCAGCTATGCATATATGCCATGAAGCAAGATATTATCAACCAAAACTATGCTGATGGGTTAGAGCTGCCGCCAGCGCCCGGCCCAAAGGAAAGGATCCTTACGCCGGAAGAGACAGCTAAAATCCGAGCCGTTGCAGACGATCCTAGAAACGGAATGCACTTAACGGCGCAGATCGCAATGGTTCTTTTATACACCGGAATGAGAATTGACGAGCTTCTTTCTTTGCCTAGAGATAATGTTGATTTAGAAAACGGCAATCTGACCGGTGGCGAAAAGACTGCTGCTGGAAAGGGACGCTTTATTCCTATCTTAAACCCGATCAAGAATATTCTTGCAGAATGGATGTTGTTGAGCATCGGAGAAAAATATCTTCTTCCCACTGAAAGCGGAAACAAAAAGGACAAAAACAATGTTGAGCATTCTTTCCGTAAGCTGATGCTTGATCTTGGAATAAACCAAGCCGACACTCCGATTAGAGACCGCATTACCCCCCACGCCTTGCGCCGCACTGCAACTACCCTTCTCGTTGAAGCAAATGTGGCGCCTACTGCAACAAAAAAGATTATGGGACACACAAATTTTTCCACCACTGCAAGATATTACGTTGCCCACCGTCAGAAATTCCTCACCGATGAGATGAAAAAAGCTGAAAGCCTTTTTGAGGAACGTGAAAACGAGGAAGACTGAGCGGAGTTTCGTGGTAGCTTATTTGGTAGTTTATCACACGGTTTCAGGTCATTTTACATCACTTTTTCACAAAAAATAACGCATAGGCGAATTGTTTTCATCGTCTATGCGTTATTTTTTGGAGCTGGTGACAGGAGTTGAACCTGCAACCCACTGATTACAAATCAATATATTTATTCGATATAACGATTTATTTTTATAAGTTGGTCGCTTGTTGGTTTCTTATCACGTCAGAAATCTTCCGCATGACCAGCTCATACTCTTTCGGGTATGCAAGCTTTATGGCGCTCATGTGCTCATCAAGCACTTCCATCAAGCCTCCAAAGGGCGCGGCGCTGGCCGCTTCCACGAACTCGCTTTGCGGATTTGCTTTTGTGGAGTATGCCGCAGGGTACGACGTGGGAGGCGGCGATTGGGCCTGCGTTTCAGGTGCCTGCTTTTCTTCCAGCTCGTCCCGCACAGTGCAGAGGGCGGCAAGTTTGTTGACACTCTGCCAGCTGGTTTCCTCGCACTTGAGCTTGCGGATGTGCTCATTGATCTCGTCAATATCCATACCTGCCGCCCCCCTTTCTTATGCATTGCGCAAGATGTCAGCTGCCCGCTTGTAGGCGTCACGCTCTGCGCCGGTGGCGTCCTGCATCATTTCCTCAATGTCAGAGATCATGCGCTCACGGCCATCCGTGCGGGAGTAGTGCCCGCGCACATAGTGACGGCCTCGGTTGGCGTAGCTGCTGCCCCGGTTGTAACCGTTTCCGGCATCATGGCCAAAGGTCCCGCGCATGTCAGCTTCCCACTCGCCCGCACGGCTGTACTCGCCGCCCTCGCAGTAGTCCTCGATGCGGTGGATGTCCAGAATGATATCCACGATCTCGCCGATCATCTCGATATCACCCGGGGAACGGTTCTTTTTGTCGGTCAGCTCCATGAGCTCGTCGCACATCTCATCCTTCAGATGATTCAGTTTATCCAGCATGACTTTATCTCCTTTCTTATGCTACCCGCTCAACGATCAAATTGCTGTTTGCAATGCTGACTGCCTGCGTACTGGTGTTTTTAACCGCCACGGTTACGCAGCAGCCGCGCGGCACCTCGATGAACGCGGCCACGAAAACATTGAAGTAATTTTCGACTGCCGCCGGGGTGACAATGGCTGTCGCACTGGTCAGCGACTCACCGCCGACAGCCAGCGCCACGGAAACTGGCCCCACGGTGCCGCCGGTGGGAATGGCGACATTGCCGCCAAAGCTTACCTTGAAGCGCGCCTTGCATTGATTGGTCAGACCGCGCAGGGTCACGAGACCGCTGCCCTCACGGTGCATGATGCAGGCGGGGGCTTTCACTGCGGTCTCGGTCAGGGGGAGGTTTTCACCAGCCGCCACAGTGACGGTGTTGGAGTTGCTAAATTCAGCCATTTTATCGGCTCCTTTCATAGAAAAGCGCCGGGACTACTGCCCCGGCGCTCTGGTTTGCAAAATCAGCTCAGGGGCTGAACAGACTACAATTTGCAGTCAGTTGCCGTTATTCGGTTAGCCGCAACCGTTGCAGCCGCAACCGTTGCCGCAGTTACCGTACTGGTAGGGTGCGGGTACCTGGAATGCGGGCACGGGGCGCGGATTGTAGTAGGCCAGCTGACCGCTCATGTAGGCCTTGAGCGTTTCGTTCTGGGCTGCCTGAGATGCCGCCAGCTGTGCTGCGAACAGCTGCTGCCCCTGCTCGGCGATCTTTGCGTCCTTTGCCTCGATGCGCTGTGCGGTCAGGGCGTCAAGGATGGCGCGGGCGTTCTGGTTCTGGTTGTCGATGATGTCCCGGGTGGTGTTCTGCACCGTGTTCCGGGTCTCGCAGGACTGGGTGGCCAGATTGTAGTTGACGCCCTGAATGGCAGAGCGGTTCTCGCAGCAGCACTCCTGCTGCTGCATCTGCATGGCAAACAGCTGCTGCATGAACGCCGCCTGCTGGTTTGCGCGGCTGATCTCTGCGGACATAAAGCCGTTGTTCACGGTCTGCTGCACGCCGTTGACAAGCTGCGCCTGCTGGTAGAAGCCATCACACATGCCGTTGTTGATACCATCCATCTTGCGCTCGATGTTGGCAAAATCGGAGGTCAGGACGTAGCCGTCAACGACACCGGCACCGGTGTTGCCATTGCCTCCCCAGTTGCCGCCCCAGCCGCCGCAGAAGGCGAACAGGAACAGGATGATGATCCACCATGCGCCATCATTGCCAAAGCCAAAGCCGTTGCCGCCATTGGTGTTTGCTGGCTGAACAGGCATGGTCAGAACCGCAGAATCGGAAGAAAGAGACATTTTTGTACTCCTTTCGTGTGTTTTGAATGATTTTTATGCTTGAACCGTGGCCACGGTTACGACTTAATGGAGGAACTGCTGAAACTGCTGCGCCATCGCCTGCAGCTGGTTCAGCTGGTTTTGTGACATTTTGCCGGATTGCAGCAGCTTTTGCACCTCTGCTTTCGGGTCGCCTTGAAAGTTTGCACGGAACTGCTGGAACTGCTGCATCATCTGCCCGAACTGACCCATAGGGTTTGGCATGGCGGGCATACCGCCGCCCAGTGCGTTAAAAAGAGGGTTTGCCATACTTATTTGACCTCCGTTTCAGGTTTTGCAGGCTCTTGCTTCTCGAGCGCCGCACAGCGGGCTGCCAGAGCGTCAAACTCTGCTCGGGTGACAAACTCCCCGCCGGGCTGCTGCGCCGTCTGAGGGGGCATTTTTGTCGCCGTGGTGCGCTCCTTGTAGTCAAACACCCGGAGAGGAAGCGGCATACCGCTTGCATCGGTGCTTTTGATATAAAAAGCGCTGTTTTCGCTGTCCATCAGTAGTACGCTGTTGCCTGCGGCGACCATATAGGCTTTTGCGCCCTCTTCTCCCTGCACCCAGATGATGGAGGGCGTAGCCTGTGCTGTCTGTGCTGTCGGCTGCTGCATCATGGGAGACTGATAGCCCACTCCCTGCCTGAGTTGAGTGAGGTTGTCCGGCATTGGCTGGCCGTAGTATGTCGGCATCTGATACGCATACGGATTGTAAGGCATCGTTTACTCCTCCTTATACCAGTAGTAAATCGGGCATTCTGCGCCACTGTCCCAGCTGTCCCACCACTTGCCGTCGATGACGGTCAGGACGTGGCCAGAGCAGCCCAGTACATACACGCCGCGCGGGTACTCCCGGGCAAAATCTGCCACGGTGTAACAGGTGGTGCAGTCTGCTTCTACCATGCGGCGCTTGTAACCCCGCTTTTGGAGGTATACTCCCCATGTGCGGTTGGCACTGGGCATGTCGCCGAGGGCGTAACCAGTGAGCGCAAGCGCAATATACGCTTGCTCCCAGCTCTGGCCGGTGGCCGCTGCTACCGCCCGCACAGCACAGTCTCCGACGCTGCTCCCGTGTGGGTTCGGGTTGAACTTGTGCCACATGGCGCTCACCCTCCTTTGCGCCCAGTGTAGCAGAGCCGCCCGGCGGGAGAGACAACGAATGTACAACGAAGGACAAAAAAGAAAAGCGCCCACACGGAAAAATCCGCATGAGCGCTTGGGGTTGAGCTGTTATTTTGTATGCGCCTGCAAAAATTCTTCGACTGCCTGCTTTAATACGGCATTTGGGGTCGTCTCGGCCTCTGCACACGCTGCCTTAAACTTTTCCGCGTAGTCCTTTTTTACGCGGCAGGCCAAGCTTGTCATATTTTCTTTGTCCCATTTGGCATTGGATGCCTTTTTCTTTTCAGAAATCATAAAAATACCTCCCGTTTCATTTGCCTTAGTATAGCAAAAAACAGCACTGTTTACAATTCCAAATGTGCACAAGATGGCACTATAAACATTGTCGAAAATGCCTATTTACATACACTGTAAATAGTGCTATACTTTAATCACAGCAAGGGAAACAAAAAGCTGGCTGATTATTATAATATGCTATAGCTTTAACCGGATGAAATCCGTGGGCTATATATAACCGAAAGGAAGGTTTACATTATGGATAAAATTAAAAAACCCTATCTCATCACGGAAGATGGCATGAGCCATTACGACGAATTTTGCACCAGCCTCAGCGGAGAGCTCACCTCCATTCCGTCTCCGATGATGCCGAACAGGAAGCCAATAGTCAACAGTGACTTCCCCGAAGGCAGGGTATACTCTGTGGCCCTGCGGGAAAAAGGTGAACTCGGTGCAGACGCCACCGTTCGCTTTGTCACCTACGAAGAAGCGAGCCGGTTCATGCACAGTGTGTCCTGCCGCTGCAAGACGATAAAGGAGGCGCTGGCACTGGCATAAAGAAACCCCCGATGCTCCAAACGGAACATCGGGGGTTTATTATGCCACCGAAGTGGCAAAATTACGTCTCCCGCATGGTACGCACTGCAAGTAGGCGGGCGAGAGACTGCATCGTCTTAAAAGACCCGCCATGATACGCATCGTTGAGAGGCTTGACGGGTTCAGATATCCACCCTAATGCGCTTCTTCGAGAGGCCGGGTGGATTTTGTTGGTATTATTTTACAACACATCCAGCATTTTGTCAATGCTTTTTAGCCGGTAGCCAATCGCCGTCCGGCTATAATGTGTTTGTGCTGCAATGTCCGGCAGCGGAAGCCGCTCAACGTACCGCAAAAGAGCTATCTTACGGTCTACCCTCCCAAGCGGTGCGCTTTTGATGGCGGCGGTCATCTGCTGTCGGTCAAGTCCTTGCAGCGCAGCTGGCAGCACTACACGAGCCGCCGCCACAGGCAGCACCGAGCCAGAAAGGCTGCGGCAGCTGTCCGGCGTTGCGAACCATATTGCCAAGCACGGCAAACCGGTGACGTTTTGTCACCATTTTCGTGACCTCACGAAATTGCTCTTGTGCGGCGTACATTTTGTTGGTGTCAACAAAATGCTCGTATGTAGTGCTTGCCATGATATCCTCCTTACAGTGTGATTTCCTCAGCGTCTGCCTTGTCCTATGCGTCCAGCGCATCGTAGTACGCCTGCGCCAGTTGCTCCACCTCCGCGATGTCGTCCTCGGTCAAAAGGCCGTTGTCCAGATGGGTATACGCCTTATCCAGCCAATAGGCCACATCGTGGCCAACGGCGATTTCCCGCTTGATGGAGCGCAGGGTCAGGTCGTGCCTGGCTTTGGATTTGACAGCCATAGTCAGTCCTCCTTTAGGTCGTTGTCATGGACGCTACTGCGTCCTCAAGATTTTTGATAACGATGTTAACGTCTCTTTGATAGTCCAGTTTCAACCCCGCACCGTCACCAGCCTGCACCACCGTGTCAGGGCCGTAAGTGGTGAGGGCCTTGTAGGCGGCGATTTCGGCAGGGGTGAGTGGGGTTTCGATGGGGGTGGCGAGTATTGCATTCTGCTCAGCCAACGGCTTGGTGCTGTCGAAAGCCGCTTTATCCACCCTCTGCACCCGTATCCCCCTTTCTAAGTCCACCTCGTCGCACACCCACTGCTGGCCGCTTTGGTCAGTGTAGGTGCCGCCAGAGGTGACAGGGATGCCGGGGAGACCAGTGGGAGTGGGGAGCGTGAGGAGCTGCTCACGGTAGGGGGAGTAGGTGGCAGGTTCACTCACTGTTGCAATGACTGGCGAGCCATAGGGCACTGCCGATTTTGAAAAATTGACACAGTAATACGCACATTTCACTGGCGTTTTAACTGTATACTCAAATCCGGCAATACCGATTACATTCTTCTTTTTATCATAAAAACAACCACCTTCCGTGTTTTTATTAAAGTGATAGGTTGTATTTGGTAAGCACGGTTGAATGCCTGTTATCCAATACGAATCAATAGGTGCAATTTCATAATAGTTGTTACTGACATCAAAATTTTGATATTTATTGTCTTGGAACAGGGCTGGATTCAGCAGGTTCTTCCCCGTCACTTTCACCACAACGTTCCCACTATCCCCTGCGCTCACGATAGGCACGGGTGCATCCGGCGTGGGGGTCCCGGACTGCGTGCTCCGACCGTACACGGTCAGGCCGCACAACGGTGCAGCGAAAGCGTCGTCAACGCTGAGCGGGTTGCCCGTCTCAGTGCCAACAAGGACGTTCTGCCGTGCCTTGACTGCGCTGATAGCGTCACCTGTGGCTTTTGCGTCAGCAGCTTCGCCCTCGTGGGTGAGGGAGGTGTCCAGTGCTACGGCAGGGCCGGTCTCGCCTTTAGGGCCTTGCGGGCCGGTATTACCCTTTTCGCCCTGCGGCCCCTGTGTACCCTGCGGGCCACGCTCGCCCTGAATGCCCTGAGGACCCTGCTTGCCTTGCGGCCCAGTCTCGCCCTGTGGGCCGGTGGCTCCGGTAGCACCAGTGGGGCCTTTAGGGCCTTGCTCACCCTGCGGGCCAACCGGCCCGATGGGGCCAGTGTCGCCCTTGTCACCTTTCTCACCTTTGAAGTTCCCGCTTTCGATGCCGTCCTTCAGCTCCTGCAGGCTGTCAGCGGCTTCCTGAGCGCTCTGGTCTGCACTGCCCGCACTGGTGGCGGCTTCACTGGCTGCCGTCTGTGCATCGGTCTTGGCCTGCTCTGCGGCGGTGGCATCGGTGTGCACGGCATCCACCAGCTGCTGCCATGCAGGGGTGCCCGGTTCCGGCGTGGTGCCATCCTCCGTGCCGCTGTTGGCGCTGACACGATACCGCAGATCTGCGCTGGTCACAGTCTTTGTGCCGTCGCTGCCCTCAAAGGTGATGCACCCATTGCCGGGCTGGGCGGTCACGCTGGCGGGCACGTCCACATAGCCGTCTACCACCAGCGAGGATGCCGGGTCTTTGCCGTTCGGCACGTGCCAGAAGCAGCGGATAGCCAGCCCTGCCCACTCGCCGGTGGCGGTGACGGCAAGGCGGTACACGCCCCGGTTCTTGGTGTAGCCAAAGCGCACCAGCTGCTCATAGCCCGGCACTTTGACGACGCCATTGGATGCGAGAGATACGCTTTGCTCAATCATGCTTTACTCCTTGTTGATGGTAGGCTTCTTTTCTGCCAGTGCCTTTTTCATCATGCTGACAGCCCTTTCAATCACGCTGTCCAGCACTTCATCGGTGATAAAAGGCTTCAGCCAGTCCGGCAGTGCGCCGCGCAGCGCGGCAAAGACCTGTGCCTTTTTCTTTGCACCCTGACCGCTGCCCATGATGCTGTCCTCAGCGATGGTCACGAGTTCCACCGCCCATTCCTTGACGTACTGTTTGTACCCCAGCCGGATGGCACCTACGGCCAGCGCGGCAAAGCCGATGAGCATCAGTACCAGTGCGATGGGTGCGGGGATAAAGTTAAACATTGTTTCCATGATTTGTTACTCCTTTCAGCAGGTAGTTGTTGATATCGGATTTGCTTTTTTGCATACCTTCGCGATTGTTGCCGGATAGTTGCGCATCCAGAAGATTCTGCACGCCAACAAGGACGAGACGAATTTCTTCATCGATGCCGCCAAATCGCGCCATGTCGCGTCTAAGGGCCGCGGCGTGCTGCGTGGAAACGGCTTCTACCGCATCCAGTCGCTTTTCAATGGCGTCAATGCGTTTGTTCTGCGCATCGTCAGGGGCTTTTGCCTTTTTGATGTACTTGTGGATGATGTCCAGCACCTTGTCGATGGTGATGGCTGCAGCGCACAGGCTACCCAAGATGCCAAGCACCCACAGTAAAGCTTCTTTTTCGGTCATTTGCCCTCCCGGAGACGGGTCAGACCCTTCTTGCTGATGATGCCCGCATAATCCTTGTATGCGTGGCTCATGTCAACATTGGTGCTCACGCCGGGCACGCGGGCAGTGCTGGTGTACTGCCACATGCCAAAGGCAAACGCCGTTTTGGGCTTATCCTCAGGCTTGGTCTTGCGCTGGTCTTTGGGGTATCTCGCCAGCCACACGTCGTATGGCTTCAGTGCCGCGCCGCCCATGTACAGGAAAGTGTTGCCGAACCACAGACCGGTGTACAGCAGAGCGTACACGCCCCAGCTTTCCACCGTGCTCAGCATGTAAGCTGTCAGGTCGGTCAGCGCGGCCTTGCCCAGCGGCTGTTGCACCTCGTCCTCAACGTCCACCGCCACCGGCAGCTCAAAGCTCCGGCCGGTGAGCAACTTCTTGAAATAGGCCAGCTCCTTGTCGGCCTGCTCCCGGTTGACTGCCTTGAAGTAGCCATACACGCCGCAGGGGATGCCCAGACGCTTGCATTCTGCGTAGTTGCGGGCAAACTGCGGGTCAGTGTAGGAGGCACTGGGCTTGCCCGCTGCGCTGTTGCCCATGGCGCGAATCATTACGCCGTCCACCTTGCCGCTTGCCTTGACCTTCTCCCAGTTGATTGCGCCCTGATGCCGGGACACATCCATGATTTCAGCCATAGTGTCCTCCTTACTGCGTGATCTCTTCAAAGCCGCTCTTGATAAGAATCGCCTTCACCTTCTCCTTCAGCAGGCGGGGGCAGCGCTCGTACAGCGCCTTTGCATCCTCCATAGTCTCAGCAGACATAATTTCCTGTGCCCACAACATCGCCATCATAAATACCATCCTTTCGATTTTTTGTGTGATTTTATGCATACACAATCTCGCTCATTTCAAGCAAGCATTGTTTGAGCATCTCGTTTTCTTTTTTCAGCGTCTTGCTATCTTCCTGCAGCGCCGCCACCGTTTCCGGCAACTTCTTCCGGGCTTCGGCCTTTTTGTGCTCTTCCTCCTGCACGGCCAGCTCTTCGGCAGTCGGCTCACGCACTGTGCCGTCCTCGACCACGGTGTAACAGTCTGCGCCGTCCTTGATCGTCCACAGGGCGTCACCCACCACGCAGGCGGCATTGTGGGCTGTCACGGCCTGCGCCATGGCGGTGTAGGCGTCGCACTCGTCCTGCGTCATAACGGGCTTTGCAATGGTATACCCGAGTGTAATATCCATGTAGGCACCTCCTTATTTCCAGCGGCCGATTACGATCAAGGTACTATACGGGTCATTGTTGTATTGGTTGTAAGCACCTTTGATTTCCACTCTATCCGTTGTTTTTTTGTTAACGTAAAAGTCATTGGAACTCGTGTCACTGATTGATGCAGTTTTCATGCCAGCAACCGCATAAGTAGTATCGACAAACGGCACGGGGAACGCGAAAACATGGTAGGTGTTCCGGTTGGTCAGCTTCGCTGTATTCCAGCAAATCTGCGTGCCGTCCGAGAAACGGATATAACCGTTACCGCTGGCGGTGATCGCGGATGCCGCGCTGATCTGCTGCTGCAGCGTGGTTTGCATTGCCTTCAGAAGCGCGTCCACCTTGCTCTTGCTGTAGAAAATCACGTTGCCCTCAGAGTCGAGGATGACATCCTTGTCCACTTTTTCGGCCAGCGCGTCACCGGTGGCCTTTGCGTCAGCCGGGGCGCCCTCAATGCTCAGCGTCTTGTCGGTGCTCACAATGGCCGCAGCCCTGTTCGCGCTTTCTTCAGCAGAAGCGGCAGAACTTCCCGCGCTCTTTGCGTCTGCGGACGCTGACTGTGCGCTTTTGCCCGCGTTGGCGGCGGCAGTCTTGGACATTCTTTCGCTCTCTGCAGCTGCTGCGGCCTTTTCCGTCGCGGTGCTGGCTGCTCCGGTGGCGGTCTGAGCGGCCTGCAAAGCGGCCTGCTGCTGGCCTGTCACTTCCTCGGCGTACTGCTTGACGTACTCCATCCCCTGCGCGATGTCCTCGCGGACTTCCACGCCGCGCTCTGCGGTGCGAATCCCAGCGATTGCTTCGTCAAATGTCTTTCTTTTATCCGTAAAATCACCCCTTTGCAACAGCGTAACCCTTCAGGGCGCGGCTCAGGTCGTATGCGTCGCCCGCTTTCCGGGCACTCAGGGCCTGAAGGTCGCTGATGCTGGAAAACTCGACGCCAAGTGTAAACTCCTTCTTGTCCGGTGCATCCAGCGGTTCCACCAGCTTGGAGCACAAAAGCCATGTATCGACCCCATGTGGGCCGGAATAGATGTGCGTCATCTTCCCAAATCCGATGCGACCGATATCAATGCCTGCGTCCTTCAGATCCACAGCCTTCACTGTAATGCCGTCCAGATACCGTAGGTTGTTTGCAAGCTCTTCGTCCGCTGCATCCTGCAAAGATTGCAGCGTACTGGCCGTGCCATCAACGACGATCACGCGCGTGATGATGCCAAAAAGCTTTTGTGCTGTAAGATCGTTCGCAGTTGCCGTGATAGTTTTTGTCGTCTCCCAGATAAACCATCCGCTCGTCTGCTTGCCGACTGCAACGACCCGGGTAACGATGTCCTCGGCCTTGACGTAGCTGGTCAGGTCCAAAAGATTTGTTCCAAACGCAATGGGCTGCGGGTTCTTTTCGGTGATCTGGTCGAGATAATCCAGATACCGGGTGCCGTTGCTGTGGCGCACGATCAGATACCCGCCGTACTTTTCCACCAGCTCGTCCTGCAGAGTGTCCCATGTGACACCGCTGTTCTTGCCGTCACCGAAATCATACAGTGCGTCTTGCTCCGTCACAGAAAAATCCGGGTCAACAGCCCCGTTTATGGAGACCTCATATCTTCCGTCAGACTTTTTAGTGACGGAAATCTTCGGAGCAATCGTTGCATTGCTCATGTCAAAAACTGCGTGGTTTCCGAAGTCGATCGAGTGCAAAGCGCTTTCAATTTTGGTGCTCTTAATAGAAATATCTGCTTTGTACGTTTTTCCGTTTGCCGAATACACGGCGTTCAGCATGACGGAAAATAAGTTATCTCCTGTACGGGTCACCACAATTCCGCCGTTGTATCCGCCGGAATTATAGTGGGGTTCACCGATCGCCCAGCTGAAAGAGGGCGGCTTTGTGGAGTCACCCTCGATGTCGCTGAAATACGATCTTACGATCGTCTTCCCGCTTTTCGACATCAAATGCCAATCGTAAATATGATTTCCATCATCGTCATAACTCACGTTACCTTGCTTGAAATAGCAGCCCGCCTGTACAGGGACGAGATAGCGCTCTCCGACGCTCACATTTCCGCAGACAAAGCTTTTGTATGCGTCCACTTGCTGGCTGTGATTCCCACACAAAAAGGTGAGAAAATCCCGGACGGTGACATTCTTTGCCGTGTAGGGAGCCAGAGCGCTGTCATTGAGATAGGCCAGTTCTCCCTCGCAGTAGACCTTCTGCCGAAACAGAAAATCCTGCTCGTGGCTCATGGGGCGGCCTTCCCAGATGATCTCTCCGTCCTGTTCCACCGAGATGGTGGTGCGGAGTTTCTGCAGCGCCGAGTGCGCCACGTTGCCCAGCGGGATGGTGAACTCAAGGCTCCCGGCTTTGCCTGCTTCCCGGGTGAGGGTGGGACTGATGAGTTTTTTCGTCTCGGAGTAATCTGCCGGGTCATAGATGCAGGTCTTGGTCTGCCATGTATCAACGCCAGTCTGGATGCCGGCATAGATCTTATAACTCATAGGCTGGCCCCCAGATACTTGATGCTGACGCTACAGTCTGCCGATGCGGCGAACACCAGAGTGCCCACCACGCCGTCCGGCATGCGTAGTCCCTCGATGTACTGCCACTCGGTGGACTTGGCAAGGATGCCCACCTCGAAGCCGTTGAGAGACACCGCGATGTCTGCTGCGGTCTCGCTGCGCTGGAAGTAGATGCCGGCCGCACGCGGTGCACCGGTGATGGATACCTCTTTATCCTCGCCCGCCTTGAGCGGGATATTCGTGTAGTTGCGCACGATGTCCGTTTCAAAGCTGAAGTCATCCCACAGCCAATCGTTAGAGCCATCGTAGACGCTGCGCTTGAAGGGGTTGCAGGTTCCGGTGATGGTGACCGTGCTGGACAGCCGGTCTTTGGACATATCCACCGACCAAAGACCCTCCCAGTAAAAGCCCGGGTCATCGTCAAACTTGCACTGCAGCCACTTGCCGTGGATGGCGTTGGCGAGGTTGCTGTAGATGGTCGGCCACTGTTTTTTCGGTGCGGTGCATAGCAGCTCCATGGTGATGGTGCGCTTTTTGTAGTGCGGGCGTCCGTCCAGCGCGTTGGTCAGGTTGAGCAGCGTATCCGACCCGGGCACCTGCACAAGGTACTCGTCCGTCTCCGGAGGGGAGATTTTCGGGCTGCCGACTTTGAGGTACAGGGCCCAATCTGTCAGGGTGTGAAAATTGCCGATTTTTGCCCCCAGAAGCTTTGCCATTACACACCCCTCGCTTTCCGTTCCACTGTCACGCCGATGCGTGCATCTACGTTGGTCGCCATGCGGGGCGACAGCACACCCACCAGCTCACCGGAGTCCATGACCACCTGACCCTTGCCGATGTCTGGCAGATGCTCGTCCAGCATCCCCTCGATGCGCTCCAGAATGCTGGTCTGCCGGTCAACAATGGACTGCTGGCCAGTAACGCGGTACTGCAGGGCTGCGCGGGTGGAAAAGGTGCCCAGGCTGTCATACACGCCGGTCTTGTCAAAGGGACTCTGGTAGTGGCTGACCGGGGATTTGTTCTTCCGGCTGTTTGCCCACGCGGCAATGCCGATGCCGCCAGCGACCGCGCCCAAGCCTAAGATCAGCGCAAGGATGGGGTTCGCGGTGACAAAGGACACGATACCGCCCAGTTCGGACGTGATGCCGCTTGCCATGCCGGAAAAGCTCTGGATGATCGAGCCGATCGCACCGCCCACGCCGCCGGAACCGGCAAGGCCGTTGACGATCTCACCCAGAGACTTTACTTCGGTCGTGACGCCCTTGATTGCCATGGTCACACCGTCTGCATTCTTGGTGATGCCGTTGCCGAAAATGGCCTTGACCGCATCAAAAGCATTGCTCAGACCGCCGCCGGAATAGGCTTCGTTGACAGCGCCCATGGCGTCAACAAACCACTTGGAGATCACTTCGCGCTGACCCTGCGACACTTCGCCCCAGATTAGGTTTGTGACATCCAGCGCGATGCCGCCCCAGTCCTGATTTTTGGCATCATTCACGATGTTTTTGATAATGCCGAAAATGCCCTTGCCGGACTCTTCGGAAGCGCCGGACAGATACTGCTCGATGCGGCTCTGCACGCCCTTGACGCTGTTGTCAATAGCGGTTGCGGTCTCTGTGACCTTATCCTTGACGCCGTCCACATAGGTGACGACCTTCTCGTAGGTCTCCGCTGCGCCGTTCACGATGCGCTCGCCGGTTTCTGTGACGGTCTTCTTGGTATGCTCGCTTCCGTCTGCGTACTTCTCCACCGCCTGCTGCACCTTTGTGGTGATGCCGTCAAAGGTGGTTTCCGAGACGTTGGTCAAGGTGCCAAGCAGCGTTTTTGACATGTCGTCATAGGTCTTTGTGACCTTTGTGACCGTTCCGTTGACTTTGGTCTCGACCTGTTTAAAGGTCGTGGCAACGCCGTTCACCATCTCCTTGCCGGTCGTTGTGGTGGTCTCGGTGATGCGGTCTTTAATTTTGCCCGCGCTGTCCTTGACCTTCTCGGTAAGGGTTTGGATGCTGGTGGTCACAGCGCCCAGCGCATTCTGCGCGGTGGTTGTAACCGTGCTGGAGATGGACGAAATGACCGTTTCGGTGGTGGATTTTTTACCTGTGGATTTTTTGCCGCCGCCACCGCCTGTGGTGACGATAGAGCTGCCCCCACTGCCATTGGCTGCCGCCAGCTCTGCCTGACGCTCAGACCAGCTTTTATTGCTTACGCTTTTGCCGGAAAGAGCATTCTGCCGTAAACGGTTACGGTTACTCTTCCGGTTATTTGCATCCGCGTACTCTTCGTAGGTATCGAAGTCAGCCGTGGCCGCTTTTCCGAGAAAACGGTTGAGTTTATAGCTCAGCTGATCCAGCCATGTGGTGGCTTTGCTCGCGAAGTCCTTGAAAGCGTTTTTTGCCGTGTTGATAGGCTCCGTCAGGCCGGTGATCGCGCCTGCGAGACCAATCCAGCCGTCCGTTTTGTAGGCTTCCTGCGCCTTTACGATCAGATCATTCAGATTTCCGATTACAACGCCGACGCCGCTGGATAAATCGCCGGTCAGCAATCCCGCCAGCTGCTTTACATTGTCCTGCAGGGTAGACACGCGGCCATTCATGGTCTGGCTCTGGGTGTCCATGCTGTTGTAGTAGCGCCCGCCCTCTTCGGATGCGGCCTGCAAAGCCTGCGTCAGCAGATCATAACTGATGGTCATTTTCTGCACTTCGGCTGTGGACTTGCCTGTGTAGTCGGCCAGCAGACCGTAAATATTGATGCCTGCATAAGCAAACTGCTTGATGTCGATTGCGGAGGCTTTGCCGACATTGGCAATCTGCTGTAAGTTGGCTGCCATACGGGACAGCTCCGCATTGCTTCCGCCTGTAGCCGATACGGCATTTCCCAATGCCATGATCGTTTTTTCAGCGTAGGTGGCGTTTTCACCTGCGCCGATCAGCAGCTGATTTGCCTGTGTAAGAGCTTCCACGCTGAACGGTGTGCGTGCTGCATCCTGCTGGATCTGGTCAATTGCCTGTTGTGCAGCTTCTGCACTGCCAAGCATATTGGTAAAACCAACGGTGTAGCTCTCGATCTGGGCGTTATAGTCAATTCCGCTCTGGATAAAGCCCTTTGCGGCACTGAGTGCAGCGGCGTAAAGCTTCGAGAAGACGCCCGCCATGATCGTGCCCTGCGCAATGGCACCGGCCAGAGACTTGCTGGACCCCGATGCGGCATCCCCAAAGCTGTTCATGTACCCTTCCGCAGTCTTTAACCCCTGTGCCGTGGTATTGAGTTGGGCCTGAGCTTCTTTCAGCTTCTGGGCAAATTCCTTAGTTTTTTCGGAGGTTTCCCCGGTCTCTTTCCGTGATTTCTGATAGGCTGCCGTAAGGTGAATGACCTCACTGTACAGCCGGTTATAATCCTTCATCATGGTGGAGACAGCGGCCTTAGTCTGAGACTTCGCCTCTTCCACGCCCTGCCGGTAGGCACTGTCGTCCAGCCCGAGGGTGGCGCTCAATTCAAAAAGTTTCAGGTTCCATCACCCCCGTTCAAGCCATTTTTAATGCGTGCTATCACTTCATCAGCGGACGGCTGCGGCGGTTGTGGGCGGTTTTCCACAAGCCCGGACACCATGTCGTACCACCGCTCTTCCGCGCCTATAAGGTTCGCCAGAGCGTCCGTCATGTACGCCTGATAGCTGAGTGTGATGCGCTCTTGCCGCAAAGTGTTCAGGCAGTGCTGCAAAATGTACGGCCTGCCAAACAGCCGCAGCGCGTCCGGGCTGATGGAAGAAATCAGGCGTCTGTACCCGCCAGCACCAACGGCAGACACCAGAGCAAAAAATCCATCACATCATCGTTGTTCAGCAGCTCTTTCACCGCGCGCATCTTCTTGAACGGGCCGATATTTTCGACCACCCCGTTTTCATCCACGTCCGGCTCATAGAGCAGCGGAAGCAGCTTTGCGGTGGCAGCGGCATTGTCGAACAGCAAGCTTTTTGCCATAGCCTGAATGTTCTTTTTTGCCTGTTCCTTCTTCTTCTGTTCCAGCTCCTCTGGCGTTTCCTCGCCGGTCAAGACCGGCAGAACCTTGCACAGCTCCATGATCTTGGATTTTTCCAAGACCTCCTCTGCCACATCGGCAATCTGCCAGCAGTGGCGCAGAAAATCTTCATCGGACAGCTCTGTCAAAAATTTCATGCGGCGTCCTCCTTATGCTGCGGCCTTGGGGCTGTAGTACCACTCCATAGGCACGGTATCACTGCCCAGACGGGGGCAGCCGGTCAGGGTGACTGCAATGTTGCCCTTGCCCTTGTCGGTCGTCTTCAGGGTCAAACCGCCGGTGGACAGTGCATTCATCAGCCGGACTGCAACCATACCGCCATCCAGCGTGTCTCCAACCCACCAGATGTCCTTAAAGTCGCCGGTGCTGGCGGTGGGGTCGAGAGTCATACGGGGCGTGACCTTCTTGTCACTCACATCCGCAGCGCCCAGCGCCAGCTTGATAACGTCCGTTGTGGCATTCAGGGCCGTAAAGGCCAGCGTGCAGTCGTAGTCCTCGATCTGCATCAGCTCTGCGGTGTTCTTCTGGGCGTTGTCCACGTCCGCGCCCAGATCGGTGAAGTTTGCCTTGCAGGTCGCGGTGATGCCGCCGGTGGTGGCGGTGATAATGTCTGCGTCCTGAACTTCGGTCTCGCCGGTTACATCAAACTTGTTGACCACGATGCCTGCGTTGAACTGCATGGATTCGAACGCTTTCTGCGAAATTTTGGAAAATTTTCTTGCCATATTGCTCCTT